ATGAACTAAATCTATGAAAGCAGTCATAAGTCACAGGATATATATGGATTGTAGTGCTGAACTACAAGAGCGAATCGACAGAGAGCTTACATATACTATCCCTACGCACAACCCACTCGATCCGCCTCAAGTGATTAAAAACATGGGCATAATTCGTAACGGGTTAGTATCATTACCAATAGGGCGAACGGATTTAATACCAGAGCACTATGAAATAATTGATAAGCGTGTGCACAAGCCTGTAGACTTTCCCGAGTTTAAGTTTGATCTTCGAGAAAGCCAGCAGAAGGTTTATGATGAAATCGAAGACAATGCTATAATTAACGCATGGGTCAGTTGGGGAAAGACTTTTACAGGTTTAGCTATCGCAGGTAAACTTGGACAAAAGACACTTGTTGTTACCCACACTGTCCCTCTGCGTAATCAGTGGGCAAAAGAAGTAGAGAAAGTCTTTGGTTTTAAACCTGGCATCATAGGCAGTGGTAGGTTTGAACTTGATGCTCCTATCGTAATTGGCAATACCCAAACTCTCTACCGAAACGTAGACAAGATTCGTAAAGAGTTTGGCACAGTCATACTAGACGAAATGCATCACGTTAGTAGTCCGACCTTCAGTAAGATACTAGATACAAATTACTGTAGATATAAGATAGGGTTGTCGGGGACTATAGAAAGAAAGGATGGCAAACACGTTGTGTTTAGAGATTACTTTGGTAATACTCTCTTCAAGCCACCCAAAGAAAACTATATGACCCCTACAATACATCTTGTAGCATCTGAAATCCGTTTTATGGATGGTGCAAAAATCCCTTGGGCTAACAGAGTAACTAAGTTAGCAAATGATGAAGAGTACAGACATACTATAGCAATGCTTGCTGCGGCCTACGCCGCAAAAGGGCACAAGGTTCTAGTAGTAAGTGACAGAGTTAGCTTTCTGAAAGCGTGTTCTGAACTAACAGGGGATAAGTCTGTGTGCGTTACAGGAGATGTATCGCATGAAGATAGAGAAACGCTTGTAGATGAAATTCTCTACGGGGATAAGAATGTTCTTTACGGAACGCAAGCAATTTTCTCAGAGGGTATCTCAGTTGACACACTTAGTTGCTTAATACTGGCTACCCCTGTAAATAATGAACCACTACTCACACAGCTTGTGGGACGAGTGATTCGGAAGAAGGAAGGTAAAATATCACCTGTGATAATAGATATCCACCTGAAAGGAAATACGGCTCGAAAACAAGCCTCCAATCGTGTCGGGTTCTATATGAAGCAGGGCTGGGATATGAAGTACCTTTAGAAAAATAATTCTTGACAAATTGGTAAAAAGGATGTATAATAGTGCTCTTATTTGATTGGAAGAAGGTTTACGATACGGCAGAGGGAAATATTTCCTCTTGCATCTTGATAATGGAAATGCTTATAAAGAAGCAACTACCTCAAAACAAGTACGACCGTATCTACAACTATTCTAATAAAAATTTTACAGGTTCCAGCTTTCTCCTCCATGGAGATTTGCTCCTGTACCATTCCTATAAGTATACGCATAGAGAATTATGTATTTATTACGCCTTAGCTTCTTTAAGAAACTATGCGGATTATATTACTTCTCATAAAACTACACTAGATCCGCTACATTGTCCTGTGGATTTAGATCAAATAAACGACAACAGGCTACTCATAGTATTACCGGACGAAATAACGTTCATCTATGAAGAAGTCACACTGGAGACTATACACTAATGGCATTATCATTCAATAAGCAAACGGGCGGAGCCCAAAAATCATCCATCAATACTTTTCAATACAAAGACGGCGATAACAAGATGCGCGTAGTTGGCGACATTCTTGCACGTTATGTCTACTGGATTGAAGGCGAGAATGGAAAAAACATTCCTTTAGAGTGCCTATCTTTCGATAGAAATTCTGAGCGATTCAATAACAAAGAACAAGACTGGGTACGAGAGTACTACCCCGATCTTAAATGTGGCTGGAGCTACGCTTGTCAAGTAATTGACCCAAGCGATGGCGCAGTAAAAGTAGCAAACCTCAAGAAGAAGTTGTGGGAGCAAATTATTACTGCTGCTGAAGACTTAGGCGACCCTACTGATCACACAACTGGCTGGGACATTTGTTTCAAGCGAGTAAAGACAGGCCCATTACCTTACAATGTTGAGTACCAACTCCAAGCATTGAAGTGCAAGCCTCGTGCTCTTACAGCAGACGAATTAACATCTATTGCAGACTTAAAGTCTATGGATGATGTTATGAGCCGTCCTACTCCTGACGCACAGAAAGAGTTGTTAGACCGTCTCCGTAACCACGGTGCAGAGACTGACGACGAAGCTCTTGATGCTGAGTTTAATGTAGGATGATTCTCTTTACGGCAGACTGGCACATAAAACTGGGACAGAAGAATGTCCCAGTAAAGTGGGCAACAAACCGTTACAGAATGTTCTTTGAACAAGTATATGCACTAGAAAAAGAGTGTGATATGCACATAATTGGTGGCGATCTCTTTGATCGTTTACCAAATATGGAAGAGTTAGAACTTTACTTCTCGTTTATTCGAGGAGTAAAGATTCCAACCATTATCTATGACGGAAACCATGAGGCTACAAAGAAGCACAAGACATTCTTTACGCAGCTAAAGCAAGTTTCTAGAGATATTAACCCACTTATCAATGTAGTAGACATCTCATACATTGACGAAGATTTTGGATATGGCATACTGCCTTATGCTGATCTTCATAGAAAGGGTGCAGTAGAACATTTTGATACGAGTAAGCCTTTGTTTACCCATGTCCGAGGAGAGATACCGCCACACGTTAAACCAGAAGTCGACTTAGATATATTTGAAGACTTCCCAGTTGTGTTTGCAGGAGATTTACACTCCCATAGCAATACACAAAGAAATATTGTATATCCAGGCAGTCCTATGACTACCTCATTTCATAGAAATTTAGTAAAGACAGGGTATTTACTTATTAATGAACAGGATTGGAGTTGGATGTGGGAAGAGTTTAAACTACCACAGCTAATTCGTAAGACAGTAACAAGTAGTGAGGAAATGAAAGCTACTGAGTTTAACCATACAATCTATGAAGTAGAAGGCGATATACAAGATCTAGCAGGAGTCAAGAACTCAGAACTCCTTGATAAGAAAGTAGTAAAACGAAAGTCCGAAGCCTCTTTAATTATGGACAAAGAGATGACTATACAAGAAGAGCTAGTAGAGTACTTAACATACATACTAGAAATTAACCCTGATAAGATACCAGACATCATAGGAACCTACAATGATTACACTTCGAACATTGAAATGGGATAACTGCTTTAGCTACGGTTCTGGTAATGAGTTACAATTAGACGATAATACTGTTACACAAATCCTTGGTACTAACGGTATGGGGAAGTCCTCCATACCGTTAATCATTGAAGAAGCATTGTATAATAAAAACTCAAAGGGAATCAAAAAAGCAGATATTCCAAACAGGTATGTAAATGACGGTTATAATATATGTCTTGCCTTTACGAAGGATGATGATAGATACATAATTACTGTCAACCGAAAAACAAGTATAAAAGTTAAACTCGAAAAGAATGACTCTGATATTTCTAGTCATACGGCTACGAACACCTATAAAACTTTGCAAGAGGTTCTTGGGGTTGACTTTAAAACATTCTCTCAGCTAGTGTATCAAAATACTAATGCGAGTTTGCAGTTTTTAACAGCTACAGATGCCAACCGTAAGAAGTTTCTAATAGACTTACTACACCTAGAAAAGTACGTTGAGTTATTCGAAGTATTTAAAGGTGCGTCTAGAGAAGTATCCAGTACGTCTGCTACGATAGCAGGGAAGTTAGCAACAGTAGAAAAGTGGTTAGAAACAAATAAATTGAGTGATACAACCATACTGCCCATGTTGGATTTAGAAATTGATACATCTAACGATGAGAAAGCTTTAAGTTCTTTGACGGCAGAGATTGCAAATATCTCCGAAAAAAACAAAAAAATTACTACAAATAATCAATATAAGATGCTACTCGATCAAATAGATATAGCAGCTATACAGAGTTCAGAAGTAACACAGTATGAATCCTATGATGATTTGCAGGAAGAGTTCGGTAATGTAAAAGCAGTCGCTGCGGGTGCTCAACGAACCCTTAAAAAGTTAGAAGAATTGAAGGAAGTATGCCCTACTTGTAAGCAATCTATTGATGTCTCTGCGGAGAAAGCAATGATTGCCGTGGAGCAGACGAAGTATGACGAAGCTGTGGAAACTATAAGTAGTATTAAACCTAAGATTTTACGTATTAAGACTCGGAATCTGGAGTTTGAAAGAAATGCTACTGCGCAGAAAGATTGGGAAGATTTAGTACGTTCTTTTGATTCAAGCCTCCCAAGAGTAATCTTGGACAAGCAAGAGCTTGAAGAAAAGCGGGCATTGATTGAAGAGAGCTTGACTGAAGCAAAACGT